CCGGGCAAGCGGCGAGCTTGTGCCAAAAGAAGAGTTTTACGCACGTCAGCCGGCCCGCAAGCGGTCGCATCTGGCATGCCCGCACATCGCCACGGACACGATTGAACTTCAATCGATGGTGGATGGCAAAGTCTACACTTCCAAGGCCGCTCTGCGCCAGTCCTACAAGGCGCGCGGATACGTGGAAGTAGGGAACGAAGAGCCTGTTCTTGGCTCTCGCGTCAAACCGGATCGGAAGGCCGTCCGGAATTCAATCGGCAAGGCGTTTAATCGCGTCGGACTGCCGACAACCTAAACCGAGGAACCATGTCTGACGAAATTCTCTCTTCTGCCTCAGACGCAGGAGCGGAAACGGCTGTCGTAAATGAAGCCCCCGCAATCGAGGTTGAGGAAAAGCCTGCGCCTCCGTCAAGTTCCACGCGCGAAGCCCTTGAGCGGGCCATGGCGAAGGTTGATGCGTCGCAGCCACGCGATCCCGCCACGCAGCGTTTTATGGAAAAAGGCAAGGATGCCACGGCAACACCGGACAAGGCCGCTGTAGCGCCTCCGCTGGCCAAGCAAACGCCCAATGAAGCGCCCGCTTTATCCCCCCCTCCGGATCGGTTCTCGAAAGAGGCTAAAGAAGCGTGGGCAACGGCTCCCGAGGCCATTCGCAAGGAAACCGAGCGCGCCTTCGCTGAAATGACAAAGGGGCTGACTGAATATCAGCAGCGTTGGGAGCCCATCAAGCAATGGGATGAAATGGCGCGGCAATCTGGCAAGGAATTGCCGAGCGTCATTGCTGAATATGTCAATATGGAAAACGCGCTACGGGATAACCCGATTGCGGGTTTTTCGCTCCTTTGCCAGCGGCTTGGGCTTGATGTGTCTCAGGTCGGGCAGGCGCTTTCCGGTCAGTCTCCCACGCAGGGCGGCATGTCTCCTGATGTTGCGCCCTTGCTGAACAAAATTTCGGAACTGGAACGCCAAATCAGCGGCGTTTCGCAGTCGTTCCAACAGCGTGAAGTCCAGGCTCAGGTTGACGCCTTTGCAGCCAGTCATGATCGCTTTGAAGAACTTTCGCCGCTCATGATTGAAATGATCAGCACGGGCTTCGCGAATGATCTGCCGGATGCTTACGACAAGGCAAGCAAGCTTCAACCGCCTGCGCCTGTCGTGCAACATCCCGCTCTCGCTGCTCCCAACGCCGTTGGCCATGCAGCACAACCCGCGCCGCCTCGGGCTCAAACCCCGAAACCGACGCTCCAAATCACCGGCAGTCCCGCAGGCTCAGACCCTTCAACGAGGAAACCAGCCGGTTCCGCATCCGAGGCCGTTAAACGCGCCATGGCTGCTGTCGGCATCAACTGATGCTTTCAAAAGGAACCTGAAAAATGCCAATCGTCTCGAATGAAAAGCTCACCGAAGCTTTCTCTCTGGCGCTGGAAGATCGTTCGCAAGGCTACGCTGACCTTGTGTCGAATTCCAACGTCATTCTCGCCGTCATGAAGAAAAATGGCGGCATGAAGAAGTTCAACGGTCCCACGATCCGCGAACGCCTTCTGTATGCCGAAAGCGGCACGTATACCCGCTATACCGGCTATGAATTCCTTAACCCGCGCCCTGCGGAACTGTTCAACGACGCGGAATACACCGCGAAGCTTGCGGCGGTTTCGGTCGCGCTCTCGGGTGAGGACATCCTGAGGAACAGCGGCCCTGCTCAGATCATGGACATCATGGAAGAGCATATCACCGCTGCCGAAAACGAATTGAAGGATCGCTTTGTTGAAGACCTCCATTCGGATGGCGCCGCCGATGGCGGTCGTCAGATTGGCGGACTTCAGCTTGCCGTCCCGACTGTTGCGAATACTGGCACCTATGGTGGCATTGATCGCGCTGCGGTTTCGCTTTGGCGCACTGGCACCTATACCGCGACCGGCTTGGTTGGTGGAGTGCTTGTTGGCACTGGCGCAACCCCGAACGTGCATGATGCCTTCACGCAGGTTCTGATCAATCACACGCGTGGCAATCGTGGCCCGAATGTGATTGCCTGCGATGCGACTATCTTCCGCAAGTTCCAGTCGCAGTTGATGGCAATCCAGCGCGTCTCCAAAGAAGGCGGCACGGGCCAGCTTGGATTCCCGTCCCTCGCGTTCGCGGGCGCGGGTTACGAACTGGACGTAGTGCTTGAAGGCGGTATCGGTGCGGCCATGCCCGCAAGCACGGCTTACTTCCTCCGCCTTGGCGAAGATGGCCTCCGGTATCGCTACCACCCGGATCGCAACTTCGTGAAGTTCGGCGGGATGCAGCGCCCTGTGAATCAGGACGCGATGGTTCAGCACATCGGCCTTTACGGCAACCTGACCATCAACAACCCGCTGCATTTGGCGAAATTAAGGGATGTCTAACGTTTTTGTTTTGCTTGAAAGGAACACAGCACTATGAGCCGTAATATCACCCCGTCTCTCGGCATCAACCTCGATTATATCTATGGGGCAACCGAAAGGCTTGATGTTCCGCTTGGAACGGTCGTGCGCGGTGCGGATGGCCGAATGTGGATTCTTGCGCAGGCTTCTGCGGGGATCGCCAATAACACGGCGGTTATTCTCACGGAGCCGGCAATGACCATTGCCGCGGGCGCTGGATCATTCACAACCCGAAAAGGCGCACTGACCACAGGTCAACGCGCTTGGGTTCAGTCCAACGCGATCTAATCGGACCGGAACAGAAAGAAACGGGCCGGGGCGAAATCCCCGGCCTTTTCATTTTCACACGCTCTCAGAAAGCAATGACATGAACGATCAACCCAAAACCATCCGCCCGCGCTTCTACAAAGAAGCGACGTTGAATGAAGCCCGCACGAAGGCTGAGGGGCGCCCGATTTACGACGATGTTGAATACGTCGAAATTAACTACCCCGGCGACCGTTTGCAGCGCCTTGTGAGGCTCGCGGATGATCCTGTCAGCAATGGCGGGCCGAGTTATGCGGAACTTTACCCGGATTATTACGCAGCCTTCAAGCGTGGCGAATCCCGCGCTGTTTCTGGCACTCCGCTTGAAGCTTGGCCGATTCTCACGACTGCTCGCGTTGCGGAGCTGAAGGCCAGCAATATCCTTTCGGTGGATGAGCTTGCCGAAGTCAGCGACGGCAATATTGGGAAGCTTGGCCCCGGCGCTCGCGACCTTCGCGAACAGGCCCGCGCGTTTCTTAATAGCGCGAAGGGCGGGGCAAATGTCGCTGCCATGGCGCAGGAAATCTCCAACTTGAAAAAGATGGTTGAGGCGCTGACGCAAGGCATCGGCGCTCCCCCCTCTGTTTCGGCCTCAGAAATGCAGACCGTCGATATCAACGACGCGACCGATGAACAACTGAAGCAATTCATCAAGGAACAGACCGGCGCGGCCCCTCGCGGCAATCCAAGCCGTGAAACGCTGCTGGCTCGCGTTGCTGAACTGGCCCAACCCCAGGAAGCTGCATAATGACTGTTCTCCAAGCTTGCCAAACCGCTGGATTGCGACTGACGGGCACGCGCCCGCCAACTGTCTTTTCAACGAATGATCGTTTTTCGGCGGAACTGGCAGACTTGGCAACGGAAACAGCAATCGGCATCGCAACAGCGCATGACTGGCAAGTTCTGACCAAGAAGCACACGATTCCGGGGGACGGCGTAACGACATCGTTCGCGCTGCCCTCCGATTACGACCGTATGCCGATCAAATCGAATGTCTACAGCACGCGCTCTTTGATTGCCTTTTTGCCCGTGAAGGATCTTGACCAATGGCTGGAATTTGAAGTTCAGCCCGTTGTTGGTTCGCCGGGGTATTGGATCATTCTTGGCGGGCGATTCCAGGTGTTGCCCGTGATGGGCTCTAGCGAGATTGCCAAGTTTTATTACGTCTCAAATGAGATTATCACAAACGGCACAGCTAACAAAACCGAGTTTTCAGCCGATGCAGACGTGTTTAAGCTGTCGGAACGCCTTCTGACGCTTGGCATTATCTGGCGTTGGCGAGCCCAGAAGCGCCTTGAATTTGCAGAAGACCTTGCGAACTACCAGACCGCCTTAAATGAAGAGATCGGGCGCGACAAGGGAAGTCGCATTATTTCCGTTGGGCGGGCTCGCGTGCCTTTTGGCGCTGAAATGGCCTATCCGGGAATCATCACGCCATGATGC